TAATACATTAAGTTCAACTGCTGGTACTGACTTGTTAATTACACCATTGTCAGGTCAACAGATTGTTCTTGATGGTACAATTATTATTGACGCTGGTGTAGTTACTGGTGCAACTAGTATCACATCAACCGCATTTGTCGGTGACATAACTGGCGATGTTACAGGGACGGCCGATGAGGCAACAGCTCTAACTGGTGTTACTTCAACTGCTGCTGAACTTAATATTTTAGATGCAAGTGCTGGAAATACAGCAGTCGCTTCTGATGTTGCATCAAGTGCTGGAGCGATTACATCTAATAATGCTAAGATTAAACACACACTTACTTTAGCTGCAGAATTGGCTGATGATGCTGTACACGCTGATGTTGCAGTTACTTCTGATAAGTGTCTTGCAACATCTACAGTTATCGCAAATGCTAATTTAGATGTTGAAGTACGAATACATACAGTAGTAGCTGGTTCATTTAAAGTAAGTATAACAAACTTATCAGGTGGTGCATTGGCAAACGATTCTGCTATAATACTTAATTATACAATCATATGATGGATACGGAGAATACATAATGTTAGGAACTCAATTTTACCACGAAAGTATACGAAAGGTTATTGTTTCATTTGGAACAATGTTTAACAACATCAATCTTATTCGTAAAGACAATTCTGGAAATATATTACAATCTATGAAAGTTCCTCTTGCGTATGGGCCTAGAGAAAAGTTTTTAGTACGATTAAATGAAGATGCAGACTTAACAAAACAAGTTGCGATTACTTTACCTCGTATTGGATTTGAAATTCAAAACTTAGAATATGACTCTGCTCGTAAACTAAATCGTGTTCAACGATTTAAAAAAGTTAAAGGTGCAAACGCTAAACAACTAGACGCACAGTATATGCCTGTGCCATATAATTTAGCAATAGAATTATACGTTATGGCAAAACAATCTGATGATGCCTTACAAATTGTAGAACAAATTCTTCCATACTTTCAACCAGACTATACATTGACTATTAATGATAATGTTGCGATGGATAGTAAAAGAGATGTTCCCATTGTATTAAATTCTATTTCGTATGAAGATAACTATCAAGGAGACTTTACTACTCGTAGAGCACTAATATACACTCTTTCATTTACTGCGAAGTTTTATTTGTATGGCCCTGTTACGTCTAGTAAGGTTATCAAGACTGTACAAGTTGATCAATACACTGACTTGGAAGTTAACTCTCCCAAGAGAGAACAAAGACTTACAGTTACACCAAATCCAACAAGTGCTGACGCAGATGATGATTTTGGATTTAGTGAAACTACGTCTTTCTTTGAGGATGCAAAAGAGTTTAATCCAGTGACAGGTTCAGATGAATAAAGATTCTACGTTGCGACTTGACAAAACTTTAGGTGTTATAGAAAATATTGTTCCCGAATCAACTAAGATTGAAAAAAAAAGTATTAGTCCTAGAGATGGACACCCAATACTTCCAGCTACTAGTAGTGATGATATTGACAATGATTATAAATATCAAAGAGAAAATCTTTACAATCTGATTGAACGTGGTCAAGATGCAATTGATGGTATTCTAGAACTTGCAAAGGAATCAGAACACCCAAGAACTTACGAAGTTGCACTCAATGGCATTAAACAGGTTGCAGAGGTTACAGAAAAACTTGGAGAACTCCAAGAGAAAATGCGAAAATTAAAAGAAGTGCCAAACCATGCTCCAAAGACGGTGAACAATGCATTATATGTCGGGTCTACAGCTGAACTACAAAAGATGTTAAAAGAAAAATAACACTTTAAACTTACAATTAGGATTATATTATGAGCAATATTGATAATGAGTTACCTCATGTTTAAAACTGTACCCCACTACAATTTTAATATCCCACTTCCCGTTCATTTAGAAAAAATAAAAGATAAAGTTGGAAACAAAATTCACGAAGACATTGTTTCGACTATTATTAAACTTGGTGACCAGATGAATATGGAAACTAATGTTAAAGCAAATATGACCAATTGGTTTATGCATAGAGAAAATAAGTCCTTTGACAAATTAATGCAGATTGTGTGGGATATAATTAATGTTACCTTGAACTCAGAGAGTCTCCCACTAAAAATTGTTCCAGCTGAAGTATGGGGTGCATCATATACGGAAGGTCAATACACAGAAATGCACGCTCACTATCCTAAGATTTGGAGTTGGGTTTATTATGTTAAAGTTCCAGAAGGTTCTAGTCCTTTGGTATTTGATGAAGCAAATATGCGAATAGAACCAAAAGAGGGCGACCTTGTAATATTTCCTGGCTGGGTGATGCACTCAGTTCCAAAATGTAAATGTAAAGAGCCACGTATGGTGGTTTCGGGAAATTTTGATGTAGTGCCTTCTTTTATTATTAAACATTATATGAAATTACTTTTATCAACCGATTTAAAAGAAATAAAAAACAATTAGGATTATATTATGAATGTAGAACAAAGTTCTAAAGATACAACAAGAATAAGTATAGCGTGTAACTTTTTAATACATGGGAATAGATAAAATGTCTGAACAAGGAGTATACTTAGGCAATCCAAACCTCAAACGGGCAAACGTGTCTCAAGAGTGGACAAAAAAAGAAGTTGAAGAATACTCTAGGTGTATGAAAGACCCCCTATACTTCATACAAAATTATATTATGATTGTTTCTCTTGATGAGGGGTTGGTTCCATTTAAACTATATGACTTTCAAAAAGAAATGGTTGGTACGTTTCACAACAACCGTTTTACTATTTGCAAACTTCCTAGACAGTCTGGTAAATCTACAACTATTATAGCTTATTTACTCCATTATGTCTTATTCAATGCATCGGTTAATGTTGCGATACTTGCCAACAAAGCAGCTACCGCTAGAGACTTGCTAGGGCGGTTACAACTGGCATACGAACACCTACCTAAGTGGTTGCAGCAAGGAGTGATGAGCTGGAACAAGGGTTCTTTGGAACTAGAAAATGGTTCAAAAATCCTTGCAAGTTCTACTTCTGCTAGTGCGGTTCGTGGTGGTTCATATAACATTATTTTTCTTGATGAGTTTGCATACGTTCCTTCCAACGTAGCAGAACAATTCTTTAGTTCAGTATATCCAACAATCAGCTCAGGCAAAACTACAAAAGTCATGATAGTATCGACTCCTCATGGTATGAACATGTTTTATAAGTTGTGGAATGATGCTGAAAATGAAAGAAATACTTATGTTCCTATTGAAGTTCATTGGAGTGAAATTCCAGGCCGTGACGAAAAATGGAAAGCAGAAACTATAAAGAACACTAGTGAACAACAGTTTAACACAGAGTTTGAGTGTGAGTTTTTAGGAAGTATCGATACATTAATTAAAGCACAAAAATTAAGAACTATGTCTTACGTTGCACCAATTGCATCTAATGCTGGTCTTGATGTGTTTGTAAAACCACAAGAAGGCCGTACTTATGTGCTGACTGCTGATGTTTCAAGGGGAACGTCTAACGACTACTCTGCATTTTTAGTGTTTGATGTATCAGAGATGCCGTATAGAATTGTTGCAAAGTATCGTGACAACGAAATAAAACCCCTATTGTTTCCTGCTAAAATATATGATGTTGCAAGAGCATACAACCAAGCATTCGTTCTCATTGAGGTAAATGACATCGGAGAACAGGTTGCTACGACTATGCAGTTTGACTTGGAGTATGACAACCTTATTATGGCAAGTATGCGTGGACGGGCAGGACAAATCCTTGGAGGGGGCTTCAGTGGTGGTAGAGCGCAGTTGGGGGTAAGAACAACTAAGGCTGTAAAACGAATAGGCTGTTCCAATCTTAAACAGATGATTGAAGATGATAAACTAATTATTCAAGACCTACAGATTATTAGTGAACTGTCTACGTTTATTGTTAAGGGCCAATCTTTTGAAGCAGATTCTGGTTGCACAGACGATTTAGTTGCGTGTTTGTTTATGTTTGCATGGGCAACAGACCAGACATATTTTAAAGAATTAACCGATATGGATATACGAAAGACTATGATGGCAGAACAACAAGACATGTTGGAACAGGACATGGCGCCATTTGGATTTGTAATCAATGGGCTAGAAGATGAAAATATTGGTACAATGGTTGATGAATATGGAACACGTTGGAGTCCAGTGGTCAGAGACTACGGTTCAGATTGGTAAAAAACTAAATAAATTCTATCAAGTCGCTATCATTTTTAATCCAACAGTTTGAACATAATATTAAAGAGTTATC